TGGGAGGGAACCTCGACAAATTGGGCTGTGCCGGGAGAAACTGTTACCAAGAACCTTCTTAGTCTTAATATGGCTAGCGTAGAAACTGATGCCTCTGAGCATGGAGCATGGCAGGGTACAATTGCTAGAACCACAACAGCAGGACAGTTTACTCATGGCACCGCCGGTCTTTCCGTTACTGCTACTACAGCAAATGCCCTAAACGTAGAAACTTCTAGCGCTGCGGCAGGAAGAGTACCGGCAACGCCAGGAAAAACCTACACAACCTCTGTTGATTTTAGGTCTGCCGCTGTTGCTACTGCGACAATGGCTCCAGGGTTTTGGTTCTATGATGCTTCCGGGGCGCAACTGGCACCAGCCAACGCATCACCAACTACTATTAGTACGTCCTGGCAAACAAAGACGCATACCGCAGTTGCCCCAGCAGGAACGGCATCTATAGGGTGTCTCATGGTTGTTAGAGGAACATTTGCAATCAGCGATGTTTTCTACATGGACAGATTTGGTATTTGGGAGGGAACTTCTACTACCTGGAATGCTCCAGAGAGCAGACTTTGGCTCGGAAAGGTAAAGCAGAATCTTAACCAGTCCACCGCCCGGTACCAAAACATCTCATACTATCCTCAGACATTTGACGCAGGAATGGTAACAGCCAACTATAAAGCATATCTTGGTGATATTATTGGGGGTAGCGTTAGCGATACTGGGGCTCGCATAGCATCCGATGTTATCAATCTCGCATCTGCAAACCAGGCTTCGATGGAGACAAATGCGACTACAGGATTCGCTACACCGCTCAACTGTTCCGTAACGCAGAGTGCTACATTCTCTGCCCACGGAACATACTCTCAGAGGCTCTCATCAACGGCTGCTGGGGATATGTCAAACTACACGACAATGGGGGTGGGAGGAATCCCTGTAACCACTGGAAAGGTTTATACTGCCCACTGTCTCACCCGAGCGGTGGCCAGCCCCCGTACTGTAAGAATGGTAATTACTTGGTATGACGTAGGAGGATCATTCCTGAGTCAGAGTTCGGATGGTGGTACAGTAAACTCTACATCTGGATGGACCAGGAACACTATTACAGCAACCGCTCCTGCTAATGCCACTCAATGCGCCATTGGCCCGGTAATCTATGCTACAGCAGCCGGTGGAGAGGTTCATCATGTAGATGCCCTGGGAATTTGGGAGGGTGCAGGAACAGAATGGGCTCCACCAGTTATTACCTCTCCTAATCCAAAAACCTTCAACGATCTATGGACCGTAGAGACAATTAAGAACACCTAAGACCAGGATTGGACAAAACTTCGCCCCATAAGACGCGATATTGTACAATAGAGGTATGAAACTTACTCCCAAGGGCAAAAGACTTGTACATGACTCCCCCTCCGACCGCTTCGGTGTGTATATGTGGAGGATGCCAAATGGCGCTTATATTGCTGACGAGGACCATAACTTCCTGAGCATCGCCTCAGATGTTGGTAATCCTGTCAGAATTCACCAGTTGAGAGAGACTGTTAAGTCATTTGGAATTACCGAGGGCGAGCCAGTATTCTTCGCAGGTCACCGCAAAATCTCCGACGAGGAATACGAAATCCAGAGGGAGCGTGCTCGTCTAGGACTAGTTCCAGACACAGAGGACGTTGGATCACTAATTGACGATATGAGGCATAAGAATGCAGGAAATTGATGTTCGTACTCCCAAGGACGTAGGGGCCAGAGTCCCTGTAGTCGAGTCGGTATCCAGTGACCCATTTGACCAGTCTGCCGATGTAGTAAAATCTCTTAGGGGTGTCGGCGCTACTGTTAAGAAGAGGGCATCACGCGCGGCAGAGTCTAAGGCCAAGGAAGATACTCACCTTACAGGATATTCTCTATTCCAGGTTAAGCAGCCTCCATACAACATGGATTACCTGGCCAAACTGTATGAGATTAACCCATATAACTATTCGGCCATCAACGCCAAGGCGATTGCAGTCGTTGGGCAGGGCTATGACTTTGTAGCCTCTCCGACTCTTGCCGAGAAGATGGAGAACATCAACTCAAAGACCGCTCTTGAAAAGGCTCGTAAGCGCTTCATGAAGGAAAAGCGCATCATGAACGAATGGCTCGACAGCCTTAATCCAGACTGTGAATTTACAGAGACTCTTAACAAGGTATATCTAGACTTCGAATCTACCGGAAATGGTTACTTCGAAATTGGTCGTGACCTTAATGGAGAAATCGGATACATCGGACATATTCCGGCGACTACCATGCGCGTGCGCGTAGCGCGCGACGGTTTCGTTCAGATTATTGGTAAGGAAGCAATCTTCTTCCGTAACTACGGAGATACAAAGACTAAGGATCAACTAGGTAATGACCCTCAGCCTAATGAGATTATTCATATTAAGAATTACTCTCCGACGAGCACATGGTACGGAGTTCCGAACGTCGTAGCCGCTAAAAATGCGGTGGCCGGTGCAGAATTCGCAGCCAGGTATAACCTTGACTACTTTGAAAACAAGGCTGTTCCCCGCTACATCATCACGATTAAGGGCGGGCACCTAAGCGAGACAGCAGAGCGTAAACTACTAGAGTTCCTAGAGGGCATGAAGGGAATGGCCGGTAATCACCGATCAGTATATATCCCAATTCCCGAGGACACCGCAGATAGTAAGTCTGAATTTAAGATGCACGAGGTCGAGAATGGAATTCAGGACTCATCATTCAATAACTACCGCAAGTCAACTCGTGACGAGGTATTGGCGGTTAATGGAGTTCCCATTACCAAGGTATCTGTTGCCGAGGGTGTTTCTCTAGCAATCGCCCGCGATGCCGATAAGACATTCTCAGAGCAGATTGTTAAGCCTATGCAGAGCCTACTTGCGAAGAAGATCAACCGGGTTATTTCAGAGGTTACCGATGCACTCGTTCTTAAGTTTAACGAGATTTCGCTTACCGACGCTGACACCCAGAGCAAGATTGACGAGCGTCTCCTTAGAATGCAGGTACTCGTACCTAACGAGGTAAGAGCCCGTATGGGATTCGGAAGCATCGACGGTGGAGACGAAGTAGTAGACCTAAAGGCTCAGGCAGCAGCAGAGGTTGGCACACAGGCTAGTGGAAATAGGCAGCGTGACCAGCAGCGTGCAGGCGCAGCATCAGACACCCAGGGAGAAGCGCGTCAGCCTAAGGGCGACGGACGAGCCCAAGCCTGATTTGCGTAATAAACAATTTATTGGTAGTATTTAAATACTATGGCAATCCAAAAGGCCCATTGGCTAAACGATGCAAATAATGTCCACCTTATTATGCCTTTTGCAAAGGTTGACACAGAACACCGAACGGTGTCTGGTTTCGCGTCTCTAAATAACGTTGATAAAACCGACGATGTAGTTACAGCAAATGCCTCAGCAGACGCATTTGCTTCTTTCCGTGGTAATATCCGTGAGATGCACGATAGCCACAAGGCGGTCGGAACCATGGTTAACTTCTCCCAGGAGCCCTACTACGATGCCGAGAGTGGCAACACATATCAGGGAATCTACGTAACTTGCTACGTATCCAAGGGTGCCCAAGATACCTGGGAAAAGGTACTTGATGGCACTCTTTCAGGTTTCTCCATCGGTGGCCACATCATGCAGCAGCACCAGGAGTATGTAGCAGAACTTTCCAAGACCGTTCGATTTATTACTGAACTTTCACTATTTGAACTTTCCCTTGTGGATAATCCAGCCAATCAATTTGCTAATGTTTTCTCGATTCAGAAAGTCGATGGAGAACTGGTAATGAAGGGCATGGCAACAGAGGTAGAAACACAGAATGTATTCTGGTGTGAAGAGGATAAGACCGCACGCGCGGTTGACTCAGATCAATCTACATGCGTCCAGTGTTCAGCCGATATGGAAAATATCGGATGGATCGAGGTGACAGACGCGGCCTCCGCTCCTGCGGAACTCAAGAAGTTTGTCGATGAGTGGACGACCACCAAGGTAATTACTACCCAAGACATTAAAGATGCGGGTAAAGAACAGGTACAACAGAACTCTGAATTTGCAAACGAAGAAAATGTCGGAGATAATACTATTGATACCGCAAAAAGCGAAGGAGGTGTAAATATGTCTGATGTAGAGACTGTAGAAAAGGCTGCCGAGGTTGATGAGGTTGTAGAAACCACTGACGAGGTAGTTGAAAAGGCTGAGGAGGTTGTAGAGACCCCCGAGGAAACTGTAGAGAAGGCCGAGGAGGTCGTTGAAGAGACCGTCGAGACTGTTGAAAAGGCAGAAGAGGTTGTCGAGACTCCTGAGGTTGATGTTACCAAGGCCCTAGAAGATATCAAGAACTTTGTTTCGGAGGCTGTAACTAAGAGTGCAACCGAGCAGGCCACCTCCCTAGAGGCTATTGCGAAGGCGATGAGTGACCTCGCAGAGAGCGTTGCGAAGTTGGCACCAGTCGCAGAAGCAGTACAGACGGTTACCGAAAAGGTCGAAGGCCTTGAGCGTGCAACCGCAGTTAAGAAGTCCGGTGATGGCGATGAGTCAGAGCCGGTTAAGAAAGGATTTTCATGGGGCGGGCACTTCGCCAGCGCAAGCACCATAACACAATAAAAACAGAAAGAGAGGTGAAATATAAATATGAGTAACGAATTGCTTGAGAAGGTAGTATCTACCAGCGTTGTAGCCAACGGTGGTGGTGGTCTACTAAATGCAGAACAGTCAAGCCGTTTCATCGACTATATGTGGGATGCAACATCGCTTGTACAGACTGCCCGTACCATCCGTATGCGTTCGGACACAGTTGACATTGACAAGGTTGGTGTTGGCACAAAGTTGGTCCGTCTAGCCACAGAAGCCGTTGACGATGGTGTAAATGCTGGTGCAACATTCACCAAGATTTCGCTAACCACCAAGAAGTTGCGTCTCGATTGGGAACTTTCAACAGAGTCCCTAGAGGACAACATCGAGGGTGCATCGCTTGAGGATCACATCGCTGGTCTTATGGCAACCCAGGCTGGTAACGACATTGAGGACTTGTGCATCAACGGTGACGACTCTCTAACAGGAGACGCACTTTACAAGTCGTTTGATGGATGGCACGTTCGCGCCCTTGCGGGAGCGCACGTTGTTGAAAATGCTGAGGCCGGTCACGCTATCGGTAAGGGCACGTTCAACCAGGCACTTAAGGCCCTTCCTCGTAAGTACAAGCAGCGTCGTAATCAGTTGCGTTTCTACACAGGAAGCAACACCATTCAGGACTACCTATTCAGTATGTCCTCAGCGAATGGAATTGTGGCAGACTCGGTTGCTACTGGTATTCTTACCGGAAGCACAGCAGGCCCACAGGGTAACTCTGGTGGTGTATACCCATACGCCTTCGGAATCCCGATTACAGAGGTTGCCTTGCAGAAGGAGGACCTTGCTGGTTCTTATTCAGGCCAGACGGGTGAGCACGGATATGTAGAACTTACATTCCCTGACAACCGTATCGTCGGAATCAAGAGGGACATTGTTGTTTACAGCAAGTTCCAAGAGAAGAAGGACACCGTGGAGTACACAATGTACACCCGCGTTGGAGTTCAGATCGAGAACCTTGATGCATGGGTAATTGTTAAGGACGTTAAGATCGCGGCCTAATAACATGCCAAAAACTGATGGAGGGGTCGGGTAACCGGCCCCTCCTTAGGTTTATTGCGGCATAACACCCGCGATGATATACTTTGATAGTGAATACAAGGAGGATTTTATGTTCGAAACAATGAAGGTCGCTGAACTTCGGGAGGTAGCAGACGCATTCGGTGTCGATACCACGGACGAGTCTGGAAAGGCTCTATCCAAGAAGTTGCTCCTAGCCGCGCTCGCGGAAGAGGGAGTCACAAGCGAAGATTATGCTAAGTTTACGGATGCTGAAAAGGTTGACCTAGAGGTTGACGACGAGGCTCCGAAAAAGAAGGTTGTAGTTGGTCCGGAGATTCTGGTAAAGATGAACCGTGCCAATCCGACCTACGAGATTAAGGGTCATAGATTTACCAGGGAGCACCCATATATTGCTATGTCGCAAGAGGATGCTCAGGAGATTTTTGACTACGACCCTCGCGGGTTTGTAATTGCAACACCAGCAGAAGTACAACAATACTATTCATAAGAGGAAAGGAATGAAATGATCACACTGTACGCAGGTAATGACAACGCAACCGGAAAGGTTCGAACCCTTAGTCGATTCCCAGATGGCGTAGATGCTGCTGAGGCATTTATTACGTTTACTCATCCTGGGGACGGTATTTGGGTCAATCACTCCGATGAACCGAGCCCGCGATGGATTGCCGGTTACGACGAAGAACTCGTTAATGCACTTGCAGCACACTATGGCTGCGAAGTAAGAGAGCCTCTCCCTGGTGGAGAGAGAAATGAATTCCCAGAGGAGGTTGAAATCATAAATGAGAGTTAACTCAGGTACCGACCATCAGGCTCGTGTAATGGCAGACCACGCCTCTAACGGAACTGGCTCATACGCTTCTGGAGCATTTATTGGCCTAACCGCCAACGCATCAGCACCAGCAGCAGGAGACACTACCCTAACCGGCGAGATTGTTACTGCGTCAGGTGGACTTATTCGTGCGCTTGGGGCTTATACCCACAGCAACGGAACCAACACCTACACGCTGAGCAAGACGTTCACCGTCAACGGTAACGACGCGATCCCCGTAACTATTGCGAAGAGCGGAACGTTGAATGCTG